GCGACACGCCCAGACAATGATCTTGACATCATGGTGGGTTGATCATATAAGCCTGCAAGAATTCGGGCATGGCATTTACTGATCTATTTACCCGCAAGGCTCAAACCGCCGTCACGGTTGAAGCCGCACAGGTGGACGCAGCTGCTATCGCGCCGTATTACAGTGAAGTAGGAAATCTATTTCTATTCGGCGGGATAGTAACTGCTTCACGTGCTGAAGCAATGTCAGTTCCAACCTGCGCCCGATCATTGGGCATTATTCAAACAATTGCGTCACTGCCAATGCACACGCGCAACGAAGCAACAGGCGAAAAGGTTTCACAACCACGCGTCATCAACCAGCCTGATCCGCGAATCCCTGGTTCGACATTTTGGGCGTGGATTATTTCGGATTTATTTTTCTTTCCAAATGCGTACGCCTACGTTATGGAACGTTATGCCGACACAGGCAAGATTCGCGCAATGGAACGCATTGCACCTGAACGCGTAACAATTACAACCAACGGCATGGGATACGAAATTTCGTCTTACGCTATAGACGGTGCTTATGTTGATCCAGCAAACCTAGTTGTGTTTAACGGTACGCAGGAAGGTTTATTATCTCGCGCAGGACGGACGATTAAGGCTGCTGCTGCGCTTGAACGCGCTGCAATGAATTTCGCAAATGAACCAATTCCACAAATGGTTTTGAAATCAAACGGCACATCACTTCCAGCCGATCGCATTTCAAAGTTGTTGACATCATGGCGCACTGCACGTGCAAACAGATCAACCGCATTTTTGAACGCTGACGTAACGCTGGAAACAATTGGTTATGATCCCAAGAATTTACAGCTGAACGAAGCACGAAACTATGTTTCACTTGAACTAAGTCGTGCGTGTGGCTTGCCAGCGTATTTCACTGATTCGCAACAGTCCAGTTTTACCTATTCAAACGCCTTAGACAAAAGGCGTGATCTTGTGGACTTCGCGTTTAGAAATTACATGTCAATTTTGGAACAACGTTTATCTTTCCCAGACTTTACCCCAGCGGGCAACAAAGTTTTGTTTGACTTGGACGATTTCCTACGCGGTAACCCATTTGAACGCGCGCAGGTTTACGAAATCTTAAATCGAATCGGCGCAATGTCGGTTGATGAAATACGCGAGGAAGAAGATATGCTGCTATGAAAAAAGTCATTACACCAATGAAAATAACTGCCGCCGATTCAAACAGTCGCACCATTGCTGGTCGCATTGTGACATTTGAGGAAACTGGCATTGCGTCAATTGGCAAGGTGCAATTTGCTGCTGGTTCAATCGAACCAACCGCCGTTTTGCTCAACCTTGAACACGATCGCACCCGCAGAATTGGGAAAACTTTAATGACAGAAATTTCAGCCGATAAAACAGGCATTGACGCAACATTTAAGATCGCTGAGACAACAGCGGGCAATGACGCATTAGTTGAAGCCATGGAAGGTTTGCGGGACGGTTTTAGCGTGGAAGTTTCATTTGACGAATATGAAACATTGAAAGACGGCACAGTCAGAATTCTTGCAGGTGAATTAACAGCCGTCGCATTAACCAGTGAACCCGCCATAAGATCAGCCCGCGTCGAAACCGTCGCGGCAACTGAGGACGAAAACGAAGTTTCAGATTCAACAATTGAACCTGAAGTAATACCTACAACAGAAGGAGACGAAGTGGACAACACCGTCGCACAAGCGGAAGCCGTTGAGACGGTAGAAGCCGCACAGTCAGTAACTGCAACATCAAACAAAGTGGGCGGTTGGAAAGCCACACCACGCATTGAAATCACAGCTGCTAAGTACCTTGAAAATAAGGTTCTTGCTGCAACTGGTGATGAGACAGCCCGCCAGTACGTATTGGCAGCAGATAACACAACCGACAACGCTGGACTAGTTCCAACACGTCAATTAACCGAAGTTATCAACGGACTATCAACAACAATTCGTCCAAGCATTGACGCGATCAGTCGCGGTGCATTGCCTGACGCGGGAATGACCTTCGAAATTCCAAAAATTACACAAGCCCCAACGGTTGCTGTAACTGCTGAGGACGCAGCGTTTTCCGACACAGACCAAAACAGCGCGTTTTTATCAGTGGACGTTAAAAAGTTTGCTGGACAGCAAAAATTCAGCGTAGAACTTTTGACTAGAACATCACCATTGTTTTATGACGAACTATTGCGCAACATGGTTGCAGCAATGGCAAAGGCGCAAAATTCATACGTCAATGGCATTTTAATTTCAAACGCGTCACTTGACGCAACAACAGTGGCAACATACCCAACAGCTGCTGAATTGCTTGGAATTATCGGTCGCGGTGCAGCAAGCGTTTATGGCGCAACTGCTGGACTTGCAAATCCATTTGCGCGCAACTTGATCGCTTCAACTGGTCAATGGTCAAACTTGATGACATTGAACGACGCAGGTCGCCCAATTTATTCAGCAGTTTCACAACCAAGCAACCAGCCAGGTGTCGCAGTGCCAACTTCATTGACTGGAAACGTAGCGGGCTTGAACCTATACGTAGACCCAACAAACGGCGGGGACGGAGACGGCACTTTGCTAGTCGTTAACCCTGACGCATACACATGGTACGAGGGAACTTCATACCAACTACGCGCTGAATCAACTGCTGACGGTTCAATCACCGTGGGCGTCTATTCATTTGGTGCAGTGGCAACAAAGATCGCCGCGGGTGCGTTCAAGAATAACAAGGCGTAACAGCCACACTTAATCATGCGGCGGGTTCTCCCGATCTCGCCGCAGTCGATCGAAAGGAACGGACATGCCAGCCATTGTCACAGCAAGCCAATTGCGTACGGTGCTTGGCGTGTCCGTTTCCTTATATTCAGACGCTTACCTTGACGAAATAATCAACACTGCTGAAGCCGTCATTTTGCCAATGTTGGTTGCCAATACTTCAGCAATTCAGTCCTACAAACTAGATTCAAACGTGGCTTATTTTTATACCCAACGGGAACACCATTTTGTTGCGGGTCAAACCGTGATCGTGACTGGTTTGCCAGCACCATTTACCGCAACACACACAGTTGTCACGGCGACGCTGTATTCATTCACCGCTGCATTGACTTCATCAAATGTCACATTGCGCGAGATTATTCCAATGGGTACAGCAACACTTCAAGGCTATTCAGCAGCTGATCTATACGCGACCAGCGCACCAATTGAATCGGCAGTCCTAGCAGTCAGCGTTGAAGTATTTCAATCACGCGTTGCAGCAGGTGGACAGATCGAAGGCGTAGATTTCGCCAGCACGCCTTATCGCATGGGGCGCAGTCTTACCAACAGGGTTTCAACATTACTTCAGCCGTTTTTAGACGTCGAAGGAATTTGTCAATAATGCCTGCCAATTCAATTGCCGAAACCCGCGCTGCTTTATCCACGGCATTTTCAGCACTTTCCGCAACCTGTTATTCAAGCGTTCCCGAATCGCCAATTCCGCCAGCGATCATCGTTGTGCCTGATTCGCCTTATATGGAAGTTGTCCTGATTGGCAAGGCAAAAACACAGGTCAAATTGAATTTTGCAATCACTGCCGTCGTTGCTTCAAATAGCAACGCTGGATCGCTGGACAATCTGGAAAAACTCATAATCGGAATTCTTGCGGCAATGCCCGCAGGATATGTCGTAGGCGTTGTTGAAAAGCCAACGGTGTTGGAAGTAGGACAAAGTCCAATGCTGGTTGCTGATATAAACGTTTCGACTTACTACACCCAAACAACATAAAAGGAGATAACGTGCCAACAACGATCATCACGGGTCGCGATTTAGTGTTGACGATCGCGACCGTTAACTACGACGCACAGGCTTCGTCAGCTGTGCTTGCCAACGACCCAACAATTCAAATTTACCAAACTTTAGACGGTCGCGCTTACAAACATATTGATGACCAATGGGGTTTTGACGTTGAAATGCTTGCAGACTGGGGCGCAACTGGTTCACTATGCGAAGCCCTATGGACAGCAACAGAATCAGCACCAAATACAACATTGGCGTGTTCACTAACTGCCGCGACAGGCGCAGTGTTCGCGTTCAACGTATTGCCAGTATTTCCAAGCGTGGGCGGGGCAGCACCTGACGCACAAACAGTTTCACTATCATTCACGGTAGTCGGAACACCAACTGAAACATTCAGTTAAAACTACTAATCGGGAGACAAAATGAAACTACCAATCACAATTGAATTCACAAACGGCGAGCAGATCACTTACACCGCTGCACCCCCTGAATGGGTTCGTTGGGAAAAGCACACAGGCAACACAATTGCCCAAGCACAGGATAAAATGGGAATTACCGATTTGGTTTTTCTTGCCTATCACGCCATGAAACGTGAGGCAGCGGGTAAGCCAATTAAGTCAATTGAAATTTGGACGGAAACTATTTCCGAAATTTTGGTTGGTGAGGCAAACCCAAAAGTTATCCCGTCGGAAGCCTAAGCAGGATCGTTTGGGAGATAGCCCTGGAGACGGGGTTATCCCCAAGCGAATTTGAATCAGCTGAGGACATTTTAACCGTTATCGAGATTTTGGAAAGGCGCGCAAATGGCTGAGGAAGCAATCACCTATGACAAAGCCGAATTGCGTTCCATAATTCGCGCGTTTAAAGCCATGGACGACGAGGCAATTGGTCAGGCAAAACAAACATCTAGCGCATTGGCAGATTTTGTTCGTGGCAAAATTATCGCAACTGCAAGCAGTGTGACACGAAACAAATTAGACAACAGGGTTGCTGAAGGTTCAAAGGTATCAAAGTCATCAAAAATCGGTGAAATCAGTTTTGGTTTTGCTGGTCAAAAATTAAGCGGTGGGGGTACAACTCAGCAACTATGGGGCGGGGTTGAATTCGGATCAAACAAATACAAACAGTTTCCAGTTTGGTCAGGTCGTGAAGGTCGCGGTTCACGCGGTTGGTTTATCTATCCAACCTTGCGCGCGGCACAACCTGAGATTATTAAAAAGTGGGAACAGGCGTTTGACAAAATAGTCAGGAAGTACGATTAATGGCTGGTTCAAGAACCTTAAAATTATCTATCCTTGCTGAGACAAAAGATTTAGTTTCGGGGTTAAATAAAGCAAGCGCAGAAACGGAATCATTTGGCAACAAGGCAACGGAATTTGGCAAAAAGGCTGCATTGGCGTTTGCCGTCGCTGGTGCGGCTGCGCTTAAATTTGGTTTTGACGCAGTAAAAGCAGCGACTGAGGACGCAGCTGCTCAGGCATTATTGGCAAAAACAATTGAAGCAACCACGTCGGCTACAGCGGCTCAGGTTAAAGGCGTTGAGGACTACATAACAAAAACCTCAATTGCCATTGGTGTAACTGACGACGAACTGCGTCCAGCATTTAGTCGTTTGGTTCGCAGCACAAAAGACACCGAGGAAGCGCAAAGACTCTTGAATTTAGCACTTGATCTAAGTGCGGCAAGCGGCAAACCTCTTGAACTAGTTACAAATGCTTTAGGTAAAGCCTATGACGGAAACACAACCGCGCTTGGCAAATTGGGGCTTGGACTTGACACCAACCTGTTAAAGTCAAAAGACAATGACGCAATTATCCGCCAATTGGAAACAACTTATGGCGAATTTGCCGAAGGCGCAGCGGAAACGGCAGCCAAGAAATTTGAGCGCATTAAGATCGCTACTGACGAAGCGAAGGAATCTATAGGCGCAGCACTTTTGCCAGTTATTGAGCAATTGTCTGATTTTGTTTTAACGACAGCCGTGCCAAATTTACAATCATTTATACAAGGTTTGACGGGTGAAGGCAGTCTTGAGGAAGCAAGCAAAAACGCAACGGACGGTGCTTACAATTTTGGGCAACAAATCAAATCTATTTTAAAGACAGTCGTGGCATTTAAAACTGAATTGATTGTCTTGACTGCCGTAATTGCGGGTGTTTTTGTTGGTTCAAAAATTGCCGCGGGTGTGACAGCAACGATTCTTTTAATTAACGGTTTAATTAAGGCATACAACCTTTTAAAAGCCTCATCAATTGTTGCTGGTGTTGCTTCAGCGTTTGCATTAAATCCATTGCTGGGCGTTGGCGCGGTCGCACTAGCCGCCTCCGTTTTATCAGCTGCCAATGCGCTAGCAGGTAAATCAAATACAGCGGAGGCGGATTTGCCTGGTGCTGGTGGCGGTGGTGGCTTTTCGGGGACAATGCCAAATGGCAAACCATTTGTGAGCGGTTCGGGTGTTGCTGGTGCTGGTGCTGGTGGCGCAACAACAGGTGGCGCAACAACAGGTGGTACTTCAACGCGTACTTCAACATCAACTATTCCAAAAATCGCTGTGCCAATTTTTGACTCAGGACGAGCAGGTAATTACCCGTCGAGCGGTTTTCCAGGTTCTGATACGAGTTTTGATCCGAACCGTGTTGGCATGACTTCAGGCGGTGCAACAATTAACCTGACCGTCAACGGAGCGATAGACAAGGAAGGCACAGCGCGCACAATTATTGACACGTTGAACAATTCCTTCTATCGAGGTACGGGCGGGGCTGGCAATTTTGTAGTGGCAACATGACGCAGTGGAATCCAGTTTGGAAGGTTGAAATTGACGGCGTTGCTTACACAACCGCAATTCTGGCAAACCTTTCAATTCGCAGCGGGCGAACCAATATTTATGAGCAAGCGCAGGCAGGTTATGTGAACCTTCAGCTGCTAGACGTTTCACAGGCAACAATTCCCGTCACGATTAACTCAACAATAAGCGTTTCGATTAAAGACACATCAAACACTTATGTGGCAATTTTTGGCGGTAACGTTGTGGACATTGCTCTTGAAGTCCTTGACATTGGCTCAACCATGTTTACCCAAACCTATTCAATTACCGCACTTGGCGCATTGGCGCGTTTGCCAAAAGCATTGACCAACGGCGTACTTTCAAAGGACTTCGACGGCGATCAAATCAAAACGATCCTTCAACAGGTTTTGTTTGGTTCGTGGGCTGAGGTTGCAGGTGCAGAAACATGGGCAACCTATGATCCAACAATTACGTGGGCAAACGCTGAAAACAACGGTTTGGGCGAAATAGATCAGCCAGGCAATTATGAACTAGCCGCAAGGTCGTCAAGCCGAACCGACATTTATTCATTGGTTTCAGCCTTGGCGACCTCAGGGCTTGGGTACATTTATGAGGACGCACAGGGTCGGATCGGATACGCCGACAGCACACACCGAACCAATTACCTTGCTACAAATGGTTATGTTGACCTTGACGCTAATCAAGCCCGCGCAGCTGGTTTGCGCATTGAAACCCGTGTGGGCGACGTACGCAATAGCCTGACGATCAAATACGGGGCAACTAGCAGTGCTGAAGTATCTGCCAGCGACACGGCTTCAATTGCCTTGTACGGAACACTTGCTCAAATCATTACGACAACATTGCACAATTCGGCTGACGCAACCGCACAGGCAAATTTCTATTTATCACTACGCGCCCAGCCCCAGCCAATTTTTAGCCAAATTACATTTGACCTGACAAACCCTGAATTAGACAATGCCGATCGCGACAACCTAATCGGCATTTTTATGGGCGAGGCGATTGCATTGAACAATCTGCCCTTAAATATGTCCGCAGGTACATTTCAGGGTTTTGTCGAAGGCTGGTCGTTTCAAGCGTCATACAACCAACTTTCGGTTACTTTGCTACTTTCGCCGCTTGCCTATTCATTGCAGGCAATGCGCTGGAACGACGTTCCAATTAACGAAACTTGGGCGAGCGTGTCGCCAACCCTAGAATGGCAATATGCCACAATAGTGTCTTAACGAAAGGAAACTCAATTGGCAAACCCGACCACGAACTATGGTTTTGTTCTCCCCACGGCGAGCGATTTGGTCACGGACTTACCCGCTGACTTCGATGTTGCGTTGCAAGGCGTGGACACCCGCTTAAAGGCTTTACAGCCTGGTACAACACTTGGCGATCTTGCTTATTCATCAGCGACCGCCAACACGAATACGCGTTTGGGCATTGGTTCAAATGGTCAGGTGCTTACCGTTGCAGCTGGTGTTCCTTCATGGGCAACAACGGCAGCCCAGACATTTGTTGGCGTAAACGCAACACGAACAAATGTATCCACGGCGATCACAGCAAATACAGAATTGTTGGTTGCTTTCACAACTGAGGAATTTGATACTAACGGGTTTCACGATAACTCGACAAATAATTCACGGCTAACAATTCCATCTGGCTATGCTGGCAAATACATTATTTCGGGATGGTTTAGCAATCCTAACAGTCCAGGCGCTTACCAACTTTTAAGAGTCTATAAAAACGGCTCGCAATACACAACAGGCGGCGTGCGCGAAGGTGAATACATAAGAAACAACACAACACCCGCACCATTTGGATTTTCGCAAACAATAACCGCTTCCGTTAACGATTATTTTGAACTTAAATATCAACAGAACAACAGTGAAACCGTAAATATTTGGTCTAACTTTCAATTATCTTATTTGGGGGCTTAATTATGGAACACGTTTTTCAAATACCAAACAAAGCATTGAATTCAGATATGTTTTTCAATGAAACTGGTTGGAATTTATTTACAAATGACGCTGGCAATTTGATCGTTTCAGGTGACTGCACAAAAGCGCAAGCGCAGGCGGCGTTGACGGCGCATGATGGCACAACGCCCGAACTAACAGTGGTTGAAAAACTTGCCTCCGTTGGACTTTCCATTGACGATTTGAAGGCGGCATTGGGTGTCTAGTTATCCCGACAACACAAATGCGCGGTTGATCGAAGTCGCAGCAGCTGAAGTCGGCACAATTGAGGAAGGCGACAACCTTACAAAGTACGGAAAATTTACTAAGGCAGACGGTTTGCCATGGTGCGGAAGTTTCGTCAATTGGTGCTGCGCACAAAGTGGCGTCAAAATTCATTCAGTCGTTGGCACTGCCATTGGCGCGCATAAATTCAAAGAAATTAACCGCTGGTCAAATATTCCACAACTGGGTTACATTGCTTTCATGGACTTTCCACATGACGGCATTGACCGCATTTCACACGTTGGCATTGTTGTGGGACTGATTGACGACAAACAGTGTATGACGATTGAAGGCAATACCAGCGGCACAGGCGACCAGCGAAACGGTGGCATGGTTATGGTAAAGGTTCGAAAGATCGGGACAGAAATTGTTGGGTTTGGAATTCCTAAGTTTGCCCCTTACAAGGGAGAATTCCCAACAGTTGAAAAACCAAAATCGGGAGACAAACCGACAAAGGAGAAAACAAAAAAATGGACAAAGCCAAAGCAGTAGTTGCGTCATGGGCGCGATCATTTGCAGCAGCAGCCTTAGCCCTTTACATGGCGGGCGTGACTGATCCTAAGACCCTTGCCATGGCAGGTATCGCAGCGGTCGTGCCAGTGATCTTGCGCTGGTTAAACCCTAAGGACAACAGTTTTGGCGTTACGGGGCAATGACGCCAAACGAATGGGCGGCGATCATTGGTTGCATGCTTGCGCTACTGACCGCCGTCTATTCGGCAATGCGTTTCATCGTTAAATCAATATTGAGGGAATTGCTGCCTAACGGTGGCACATCATTAAAGGATCAGGTCAACAGGATCGAAGCAAGGCTTGATTCCTTGGTTGACAAATTGCTTGGCGACACGCCGTAATTTAGGCGGGATACTTGACCGCGCGTTGATCATGCTTCACCCTTCTTTCAGGTGGTAAGACTGCCGCCTAGAATCGGGAGAATTCAAATGGTAGTTGATTTATTAGACCCCGCAACATTGGGGCGTTTGACGCTGTTGCTAATTTTGTTAGCGGTAGCAGCTGCCGTTGGTTATGCCAGCGGTTTCAAGGACGGCAAGCGCGAAGGCTTAGCACGTCGCAAGGCAATTCGTCGTCATGTTTCAAACAAGGCGGTGAACTAATGGGGTTCTTGGACAATTATGAAGCCTCACGCGAGCGTTTGGAACGCTGGTTATCTAGTTACCCGTTGGGCAGAATTGAAACGCGGATCGTGGAATTTAGTGCTGAAAAGGGTTATGTCCTCATTGAGGCAAAAGCCTTTCGAAATCACGACGACGAATTACCAGCGGGCATTGACTTTGCTTATGGATACCAAGGCGCATACCAACAAAACATGAAACGGTGGTTCGTCGAGGACACAACAACCAGTGCGATCATGCGCGTTCAACAATTGGTCATGGGCGGGGCTGAAAGATCAACCCGCGAGATCATGGAACAGGTTGAAAAAACAACAGCCAAGGTCGCAAACGCTGAACCTGATTATTGGACAACCAAATTTGGTGACGTGCCTAGTTTCAAAACAGCAGCTGAAGCCGAACAATCGGGAATTCCGTCATTTGGTTCAAGCGTGGACGAAATCGCAAAACAATTAGGCGGTAAATTAGTACCTGAGGCACCTAAGTGCGATCACGGTCACCGCGTTTGGCGCGAAAGCAAGCCAGGTGCAGCAAAGGTTTGGGCGGGCTACTTTTGCAGCGAACGTGAGAAGGCAAATCAATGTCAGCCGTTTTGGTACGTAGTTGGTAATTCTGGAAAGTGGTCTCCACAATTATGACAAAAAACAAACTAGCCAACATTTTGGTTTTGTTTATGGTTTTGTTGCTGATTTACATGGTGGCTGAACTATGAGCGATTTTGTAGAAATAATCTATCCGCAAACCATGACCGCAAAACTACTTGAAAACGGTGAAGTCGTTGCGGAATACAAAATTGAACAATGCGACAAATGTTCAAAACTTACAAAATGGGACGCGTTTGGTTTCCAAACTGGTTACGACCAGCGAGAAAAGGTCATTTGGTTTTGTGCGGTGTGCAGGTGAAAATGATCGTTAGCCGCGAACAGCAAATTGCTTGCCATGAAGCAGCGATAAGTCATTACAAGGCAGACACTTTTATCAACCCTGGCATGGATTCAACTTATACAAAAGAGAAAAACCTGCATGAACTGATCGCACAATATGCTGAGGCATTGGGCGCAGAATGGATCGTTGCGAAATATTTAGGCGTTGACTATGACCCTTTTGTTTCCAAGCACAAACAATTCGCCGACGTTGGCAGTCAGATTGAAGTGCGTTGGACTAAGTACGTGGCAGGGCAATTGATCGTCCACGAATACGACCGACCAAATGACATTGCAGTCCTAGTCACTGGTCAAGCTCCACACTTATTCATTGCGGGTTGGATACCCATTGCCATGGCACAACGCCCCAAATACCGTCACAGCAAACAACCAAATTGGTGGGTGACACAAATCAACTTGCAACCAATCGAAAACCTTAGAAGGAGCAACTATGGACACAGTTCAATTTGAATGTCGCAAATGCAAAAAGGTAACGAAGCAGCTGATTCACAAGATAACCGATCTACTGCCTCAAGGTGTGGAGACAATTCAATGCACAGTGTGCTCTTGCATGACAGTTGCACAGATTGGACGATCCAATGCCGATCTATGAATTTGCGTGTCAGGTGTGCAAAATCCGTGTTGAAGTGGATCGCTCAATCCATGAGGAACGAGACGCACAATGTTGCGGGCAAGCAATGAGCAGAATCTATTCAGTGCCAGGTATTTCATTTAAAGGAAAAGGTTGGGGTGGACAATGATCAATCCAAAAGACATTCACAGGGCAACAGACGGCAAGATTTACAGTTTCAGCGGTTTTGGTGGTTTTATGAATTGCAGCAACTGCGACGACGACACAATGGTCAACGAATACGATCGTGATGACGGACTGGTTGTGTGGTTTTGCAAGCCTTGTGAGGACAGGTTGCACCTATGAGTTATCCACAGGCTGTATCCACAGGGGTGCAAAACCTGTTGGAAACGCCCAAGGGCACGCGTAAAGTTGTTAAACACTTGACGTGGGGGTGTACGCTGGACGCATACAGTCAACACCCCGAATTTAGGGTTTTACACAAGAATGAAGTTCTTTCAGAAAATAAAAAAACAAATAAAAAAAGACTTCGTTGGTTGCTGTTAATCACTAGCGTGTTCGCAACGATAGGTGCAAGCCCTGCCCCAGCTGCTAACTATTCAATAGATCATTTAAGGTTATATGCTCATTCAAGGCTGTTGGACTATAAAGAATTTCAGTGTTTTAATGCAATCATAAATCAAGAATCTCGCTGGAATTTCAAAGCAAAAAACGGCAGTCATTACGGGCTAGGTCAAATGAGATCGAAGCATTACCGTGACCTTGATCCATTTCGACAGATAGACGCAACAATCCTTTACATAACAAAGCGTTATGATACAAACTGCAAGGCATGGGCATTTCACTTGAAGCATGGGTATTACTAATGGCAAGCGCACTCAAAGACAATGGTTCAACTGGTAAGTGGCGCAAAATCAGGCAACGGATACTGCTGCGGGATCAGCACACATGCCAAGCGTGTGGAATGGAAGGCAATACGGTTGACCACATTATTCCGCGCAGTCTCAACGGCACAGATGACGACTGGAACCTTCAATGCCTGTGTTTGAGGTGTAATAGTGCAAAAGGCGGTATAAACCGCTTAAACAGCCCTAGGGGGGGTTTTTTTAATACGCCTTCGACAC